GTATTCCATTTCCGTGTCTCCTTGTTGGTGGGGGCCGTAGCCCCCTGTTGATTAGAATTGAGCTACAAATTTGTCGTAACCGTGTTTCCCTGCAAAGAACACTGGCATACGAACCTGAGAAAGTTTGTACTGGTTTGTAAGAACCATGTATGCTGCGCAAGCCTTTGCAAACTCTGGCGACATATCTGGCTTCTTAAAAATGATGTTTGCGGCGATGCGATCTGCTTTTTGTATTTTGTCGTTGCGTGTCATTTGGTTTGCCTTTCTGTTTAACATACACATACAATAGTATCTTATGTGATACATTGCAAGGGGGTATTTGCAAAAAAAGTTAAGTATAACTAAGGTCGCAAAATATAGAGGTTACTATTTTGACAGGCACAAGATGTACGAAATTGAGTTGGAAGTATCAGGGCAACCGATTGGCAAGGGCAGGCCACGGTTTACCAAAGTAGGCCACACTTACACTCCACAGAAGACCAAAGAGTATGAGCGGCGTATTCATGCGGCTGCATGGGCAGAGATGGCAAAGCACAACATTGACCAGACACTGAGGCCAGTGGCGGTTGAAATCATTGCGTTTATGGACATCCCGCAATCATGGTCTAAGAAAAAGCGATTAGAGGCAGAGTATGGTGCGATAAGCCCTATGACTAAGCCAGACGTAGACAACATTGCTAAGATCGCTCTGGATGGCCTCTCAGGCACTATCTTTGCTGATGACAAGCAGGTTACTAGCATGAAGGTCAAAAAGACGTACTGTCATCCTGACCGTGGGCCAGTGCTTTACATATCAGTGTCTTGGACTGATGAGGGCGCATAGGGCGCATAAGACCAATCGGGGCCGTATTTCTCACGCCATGCGCGTTTGTCTTTGTGGATGGCCTGCTTGCTATCGTCAAAGTTTCCCTGATGATGCCCATCGCATAGAGGGATAGCCCAATCGTCGCCGCGCTTATATACGCCATAGCGGTCATGTATCGGGTGGTGCGCTGTTGTAGGTGATAGCTGTACCTCACCGTGGGCTTGGCATACTGCACAGGGCAGTTCCCGCACTTTGTCCAACATCTTCTTGCTACGCAGCGGTTTATCTTTTTTCAGGCCAAGAGGTGGGCGTTTAGCTAAGTTCGTCATACTTACCTGCCAAAACTTCTGTCACGCGCCCTTGGTTTATGTTTAGCTTCTCTGCAACATCGCGGGTATGCATTTGGGGATTATGTTTGCACATTGATTTGATTTGGTCGCGCAAAGAAGCGGTCATGCGCTTAGATGTTCTCTTGCCCTTGATTGGTTTATGCCTGTCACGATACATGTGGCGCAGTGCAGCTTTGACAGACGCGCGTATGTGCATCAGGTCTGTTTCAAAACCTTCTAAGTCTTTCATAAGCTGTTCTAGTATTTTTCTGGCGTGTGGAATGTTACTCATTTTTAAAACCTCATTTCTTGATAAACTCTCCATAGGCTTTCTATTGGTTGCAGTCTTATTTGCTCCATTGTCATGCAAGGGCCATGACCAAGGTCATCTTCTTTTGCTTCTATGTGGAATTGTTTTCTAGGTATGTATCCAACAAGAGACATGACATTATCTTTTTCAGTGGCTGTCACCAATATAGAGCAACTAGCTTTGAATGAGGCCAATGACTTAAATAACAATTTACCGTGTTCGTGAAATGTACTTTTAACATCTATACTTATATCCCCTAAAAACATATCGGCACCATCATCTACGCCCAATTGAAATACGTTGTAATTGCAGCTAAACACCTTTGCTACCGCAAGCTCTGCCTTGATGCCTAGGTAGTCAACATCACTGTCATTTCTTCCTTGGTCTTTCCTTTGATTTCCTACACCACTTGCTCTTGCTAATTGCCACCGCAGAGTAGATGCCTGCTTGCACTGCAACATTTCTTCTAAAGACAAACTAACTTTCAAGGGGGTCATAACCTATTCCTTCTGCCAGCTTTGTCATTGCCAGTTCAAAGAACGTGTTAAACTCGCTTTGATCCATCTTATCAAAGCTGATGCTGTCAGGTATGTTTACCAGTTCACCGTTTAGCGCAGATAACTTGATGCGCACATACCCACACGCAATCTTTAGCTCATCGTGTAGGTGATGCTCTGTGGGCCATTTGGCTGTATCTCTAGCCACCCTGCGCAGCGTAGACCAATACAGGTTATGATGTGGGTTGGATCGCTTACCAGTGGGTGACAGATTAAATAATGCGCCTTGTGGGTAATCTTCCATCCGTTCTGCGTCATATTGAGAAACAGGCACTAAGCGCCCATTCCTCAGTTCCATTTGTAATTTTGTCATCTTTGCCTCTTGTGTTGAGTGGGGGATTTACAGAACCCTTCCCCCAAAGGGCGCTCCGACATGGGTGGCTTGTGAACACCCACCTCGTCTGTTCCTACCAAGGGATTTCATCATCCAACTTGTTTTCTGTGAACGTCTGACCCTCTGCTGCGCGTTGTGGTTCATGCTCAGTATGCATTACCTGCTGACGCTGTTGACCACCGATCAGCTTAACGTCATTAGCGCGAATACTTAGGTATGTTTTGCCGTTGTACTCACGGGTCTTTAGCTCACCTGATACGCCTACTTGTTTGCCTTTCGTAACGTACTGGGCAATTCCTGTTCGGTTATAGTCAACGTCAAAGAAGATCGTGCCTTTATTTGCTCCATAGCCATCATCAACTGCGACTGAAAACTTGAGAAATCCCCCTCTCTCGTTCTCTTGAATTTGACTGTCTTTGGTGACACGCCCGATAATAGTGCATACTTTCATACCATTAGCTCCGTTTTACGTTTATCATGTGCTTCTACAAGCTGTTCATATTGTGGCTCTGACAGGTCAGGGCTGTTGATTAGTTTCTTATAGCGGTTCTCATTGTCAGCAAACCGCTTTGCATCGCAGTTCTCATAGAACGTCAATGCAGCATCTATACGCGCTGCAAGATCAAGTTCCATTGATGGCTTGGGTGCAGCGTCAGATGCTTTGATCGCCTGCTCTTTACGCTTTACACCTTCCATCTCGTTAGCAGATGCATACTGACCACCATGCATACCCATAGATGCAAGTGCGCGTCCGATGGCTGATGTCTCGCATACCTCTACAGCAGATGTCTTTGTAATGTGTGATGATCCACGGATTTCTTCTGCCAAGCCTGATCCGACAACAAAACCGTCTTTGTCTTTAACTGTGGCTTTAACCACTACTGTCTGACCGTCATTGTGGATGATGTCTGTATCAATCCCGTACTCACCGCCAAACACAGTGCGGAACGCTTCTACACGCTTTGCTACCTCTGTGTACTGCTTACCACCGCGCTGCATGACCCCATGTGACTTGTTGAGGTCTGCAACGAAATCCATTGCTGTTTGAAACTTATTGGGCATTGATCGCTTCCTTCTTTTTGTCATGCGCAATGTTAGCTGCGCGGATACCATTATCTATTGCGTCATAGACTTTACTCATAGTTATGCTGTCAATCTTATCACCAGCCGCAATCAGTGCAGCTATAATGTGGTTCTTAATATCTGCGGGTACAGGATGTTTATACATTGTTTACCTCATTTACTGTTTGTCTCTTGCATATATATCATGTGTAGCCTATATACAACCCCAAGAATGCAAAAAAGGAGAACGCATGAATAGCAAGATGATGTATAACTTGGAGCATATCCAGCGGCTGATGAAGGATCGTCAACCGTCTAAGGTATGTGAAGCAACAGGTTTATCGCGGCATACTTACTACCGTGTTCGGGATGGCGTGGGCAATGTCACCTACGATACGGTAAAAGTCTTGTCTGATTATTTTATGGATGTAGAATAGAAAAAGACCCGCGCCTAGCAGAAGCAACGGGTCTTTAACACAAAACAGTGAAAGGAGTACACTTTCGTGTCCCACTATATGACAGCATTAGCAATGAAGCAACAGGGTTTGAAGCCTGCAACCAAAATTGTGTTGTATTGGCTTGCAGATCATCACAATGGAGAAACAGGCGAATGTTTCCCAAGCATAAATCGTTTGGCAGATGTCTGTGAGATGTCGCGCCGTTCTGTTGAGAACCATTTAGAAACATTGGAAACATTGGGTCTAATACAGCGAGTGAACCAATTTCGTGACCGTGGGGGCAAAACGTCAAATCGGTACGTTTTAGACCTTGTAGGAACATCTGAGAACAATAGTTTGGCGGACACCGATACGCAAAATCTGCGCATGGTATGCGAAAAATCTGCGCATGGGGATACGCAAAATCTGCGCATGAATAACCTTGTAATAAATAACCTTGGAAAAGAAACCAATAATACATCATCAAAAGATGATGAGGTGAATTATTACTTTGATCAATTATGGGAAATGTACCCCCGCAAGATAGGGAAAGGGCAGGCGAGAAAAGCATATGTATCAGCTTCTAAGAAGATAGACTTCTTTGATCTATTGCCTAAACTGGAAGCATACGTTTCAACACTAGATGGTAAAGACTAAACAATACATGCCTCACCTAGCTACTTGGCTAAACGGTGAGCGCTGGGCAGATGAGGTATAATGCTATGAACTATGATATGAGAGTGCAGCTAATCCGTAATGAGCTAATGAACATCCTTGGCACTTACGCTATTCCAAAGCACCTAGAAGATGAGAAACGTGCGCAGGCAGAGGTAGAGGGTATCTGTCGCTTGATTAACCAGAAGTTCCCTAACGACACGACATGAGGATCACATTCGCGGCACAATGGATCGCTGCAATGCTGAAACTAAAAGAAGCGCACAAGTCTCGCTCTTGGCCCACATCCGCAGAAATCAGCGCAGCAGTTTCTAAGTCTATGACATCTGCATCCACACGCTCAGTAAGCAGCGGCCCGTGGAAGCCTGACACCTTACAGCTAAATGCCAAACGTATCATTGCAGGTGAACCAGTAGGTGAGATGTATATACGCGGTAAGCTGGCAGACAAGATGGTAGAGATGGGACTTATCTCAGACGCACATTTGCAGCCGTACTTAGAATACTTGTCAGCTAACAACATACCTGCTAGGGTTGACCCACCTACTCTCATAGGTTTGCCTCACTTAAACTGCCCCCTCGCGTGATCGCTCCGCAGGGGGTGTTTTTTTGCTTAAAATTGTGTTACCTTCTCAGCAAGAGCCAACCTCTCTCCCTCCCTGTTGGTATCGTGTAGCTCCATACACTGGCTCTCCTCACTGGCCCTCTGAGCGCGGTCACGTTCAGGGGGTCTTTCATTTCTACACACAAATGCACTAATATACACAACATATAGACGCACCCACTATGGACGGTACTATGAGTACGAAACAAGAACATTCAAACAGAGTGCTTACAGGCGGTTCTCGCAAGGGAAAGCCAAACAAAGTAAACAGATTACTTAAAGATGCCATACTTGATGCGGCCCATCGTGCAGGTCAGCATATCGTAGATGAAAGATACGCAGGTAGAAAAGACGTAGACCCTCGCTTCATAGAGGCAGCAAAAAAAGAGGGCATGACAGAATACCTACAGTTCCAAGCAGAACAAAACCCCACAGCCTTTATGTCCCTGATGGGCAAGGTACTACCTATGCAGGTCAAAGCAGAAGTAGAGGGTGAAGTGCAGCATGTGGTTAGGCTCAAATGGCGCGAGTGATAGAAGTAGATCAAGAAATAGACTACAAGCCACGCGATCAGATCAGAGCATTCCACAACAGGAAAGAACGCTTTGCGATTATCGTAGCTCACAGACGCTTTGGTAAAACCGTAGCAGCCATCAACGATCTTATCCGTTCTTGCTTTGAAATAGACCGTCCAAATGTACGGGTAGCATATATTGCTCCATACCTTTCCCAAGCTAAAGCAGTTGCATGGGATTATGCGTTGGAGTTCACCAGAGATATTCCAGAGATAAAAGTAAACCACAGTGAATTGCGCATAGACTTCCTCAACGGTGCGCGGTTCCGATTATTCGGTGCAGATAATTACAATGCTTTGCGCGGCTTATATTTTGATGCGGTCGTGGCTGATGAGATGGCAGACTTCCCTGCGTCAGCTTGGTCAAATGTTATCCGTCCCGCATTGGCAGATAGGCGCGGCTCTGCTACCTTTATCTCAACGCCTAAAGGGAAGAACGAGTTTTGGAAGTTATGGGATGAAGCGCAAGACGATCCTAACTGGTTCACCGCAATGCTCAAAGCATCAGATACGTCAATCTTGGATCAAGAAGAACTTGATGAAGCAAGACGTACAATGGGCGATGACCGCTACGAGCAAGAATTTGAGTGCAGCTTTGAAGCGGCAATCCAAGGGGCTTATTACGCAAAAGAAATGAAAGAGGCCACAGAAGATGGTCGGATTACCCGTGTGCCGTATGATCGTGCAGCATCTGTGATTACGGCATGGGACTTGGGGATAGGCGATAGCACAGCGATATGGTTTGCTCAGTTCGTAGGCCAAGAAATCAGGATTATAGACTATTACGAAAACAGTGGAGTAGGATTAGATCACTATGCAAAAGTTCTCTTGGACAAAGAATATCACTACGAGCAACACATTCTGCCGCATGATGTCCAAGTCAAGGAACTGGGAACAGGGAAAAGCAGGCTTGAAACGCTTGACGCGCTGGGCATACGGAACATTGAGATTGCGCCGAAACTAGCGGTAGAGGATGGCATACAGGCTGCGCGTACCATGATCCCCAAATGCTGGTTTGATGCTGATAACTGCACCAGAGGCATAGAGGCGCTACGACAGTATCGCAGAGACTTTGACGAAAAGCTGAAGACTTGGCGGGGTAGACCGCTACACGATTGGACATCGCACGGCGCGGATGCGTTTAGGTATCTTGCGGTAGGTTATCGCAGGGAAAGCGATTGGGGTGAGCCGATTAGAAGGAATTTGCGCGGCCTAGCCTAGTGTGGTAAGGTGCAGCTAACACAGGAGTTGCCCATGCCCAAAAAAGGTTTGTATGCGAATGTTCACGCAAAACGTAAGCGGATAGCTGCGGGTTCTGGTGAGAAGATGCGCAAGGCTGGCTCTAAAGGTGCGCCTAAAGCATCAGCATGGAAAGCAGCCGCAAAAACAGCCAAGAAAAAGAAAGCGAAAAAGTAATGCCACCCAATGAGGATAAGAAGAAAAAAGGCGGGTTGCTGAATGATTTGGCAATGGGCCTCGGCCTGAAAGATCGGGATGCCAGTTACTACAACCGCACAGCAAAGACGATAGGCAGAACGCAGGGTGCAGATGCGCAGCAGCGTTACATGCGATCCAGTGGTTACGGCAGGCCACAAGCTGGTCTTTTCTCATTTCTAAGCGGCGGCAACAGTCAAGGTAGCAACGCAGTAGCGGTGCGGCAACAACATTATACCGCGCATGTTTGGATACCGTGACACTACCGATATGTTTGACCGTGGCGGCAAGTATGCCTCTGGTGGCATGTATCAAGATGGTGGTGGATATAGCGTTTTAGCAAACATCGGGGCTGCACTTTCAGGTCAAGACATGGGTGAACGTCAGCTTTATGTAGATCAGTACATTGATCAACAAAAAGGCGCTGGGTTTGCAGAGCAAATGAAGACTGCTTATCCAGAGTATTACCAGCAGCTAGTAGTCAATGCGATGAGAAATATGTAATGGCGAAAGACCCTAGATTAGCCAGAGCAGGCGTTAGTGGCTACAACAAGCCCAAGCGCACACCTAATCACAAAACCAAGTCACACGTTGTTGTGGCAAAGGACGGTGACAAGGTAAAGACGATCCGCTTTGGTCAGCAGGGTAAGACAGGCGATAAGACGATGACAAAACGCGCCAAATCATTTAAAGCAAGACATGCTAAGAACATCTCCAAGGGCAAGATGAGCGCGGCATACTGGGCAAATAAGGTAAAGTGGTAATGGATCAGCTTGTAAACGCGATGCGCGATAAGTATGCGCGAGAGGCGCAAGACAAATCCAACGCCTTTCGTTTGCGTGAAGATGGCCCAGAGGGTTACTATTACAGCGATAGTGTGATTGCCCGTGCTTTGCGCGAGTTGGAAAAGCTGGGCATTGACGACAAAGATGTTCGCCAGCGGGAGTACATGGAGCGCATGATGCGTGAATATGGCCCACGGCAGGGTGTTGGTCGTGGATTGATGTATCCGCATAGCTACGAGCGAGGCCGCATGGACTTCATTGATAAGCTGCAAGAAATACAGCAAGCGGATGACATGGGAAAAATGCGCAAACTTGGTATTATGATTGGTGATACTGCGGAAACCCTATTACAAGCACCGTCACGGCGCAGAGGGTATGCGTCAGGCTTGCTAACTTACCTGCTTGGGGATCGTGATGAACTTAATTGATTTTCTCAGAATGGGCGGTCAAGAGCGCCGCAACATGTTGGATAACTACGTTGATGACTTAAACCTTGAACGGTTCTTGCCACCTAATTTGCGTCCAGCAGGTCAGTTTGTAAACGAAATGAACCCTGTCAACGCAATGGGCAGCGCAATGCAAGATGCCTCAGTTGCCTTTGATCCAAATCAAACCAACGCAGCTAGATTAGCGGCAGCGCGTGACATGGGCTTTGAGATGGCAATGACGCTTGCACCTGCTGCACTGGTACGCATGGGTTATCTTACGGCGCCAGCGGGTCTGGCAGAAACCTTTGGTATGTCCGTTGACAACGCAGCAGAGAATGCGCGTGGTCTGATTTCGGATGCTACTTATGCTGCACGTTCTGTAGCAGAGGGTGATCCGCGTGGGGTAATACAGGCGTTTCAGAGAAGCGGTACACCTCAGTCTGTTAGCGCGGCTAGTATTGGTGACAATGGTGGGCCACCCTTAGATGTAGTGCCTGCCCGTGCAGAACTGTTTAGTCCATCTCTACGCGCAGCAGAGAACCTGAAGCAGAACAAAGGCACATACGAGCAAATGCGCGGCATGTTGTTGAAAGGCGGCGGCAAGGAAGCTGAACTTGAATGGTCTGGGATGGATCGCACCTTTGCAGGTCAAAAGGTTACAAAAGAAGATTTAATTAGCTATTTGCGTAAGTATGATCCCCGATTAGATCAAGAGACAGTAAGCGCGACTGTAAATCCTAATGCGCCACAAATTCCAGCGGGTGCGGTAGCGCGGTCAGATTTTGATTTTGACGAATGGTTTGAAAACAACGTCATGGCAGATCAACCATTAATTAGTGAAGAAACTAATTATCTCGTAGATAATCTATCGGCAGACTTAACTTATACTAGGGATGATGTTGCCTACGGCCCAGACCTAGATGAAGAACAAGCGCAAGCACTAGCGGATGCGACTGGCGAAGATGTTGATGATCTGATGAACGCAGAGTACATTATAGAAACTGGCGAGGATAGCGTACTTCTGACAGACGATCCATATGATGCTGTAATGGCGGTATATGGAGAGGACGCGATAGAAGAAATGGTGCGTGACGGATTGTACGAAAACTATGAATACAGATATAATTACGAAACGTCAGACTTTGAAAATCAAACGGGCTTGCAGTTCTATGACGATCCAGAAGACTTTGGAACGCAGGGCGTTATGGAAGAAGGGGACACAAGATACTCAGCCTATATGCCAGCAGGGTTCCGTAGCTACGATGAAAACTTTTATACCTATTCTGACCCGACTATGCAGTACCACGACGACTACATAGCAGGCGCAAGTCACTTTGGTCAGAATGATGCTCAGACGCAGTACCATACCCGCGTTGGTGATTATCAGACTTCAAACACGGTTGGTGGTAGGCCGTTTAATGCACGATATGTGGCAGAGATACAATCAGACGCACAGCAAGCAGCAAGGTCGCGTGACAAAACTCCAATGACCTATGAGCAAGGTGTGGATTTGACGCGCCAGCGTCAAGCGATATTGCCATTTAAAAACGCAGAACAAATAGCGATTGAAGAACTAAATGAAGCTAATCGTGATTTTAATCGTTCCATTTCAGAGATACTATTACAAGACATAGAGGGAGATGGTTCTTATTTTGAAATGGCAGCTAAGGTCAACAAATTGAACAGGGCAATAGGGAGCCATAGACGAAGTGCGCTTGCAAAAGGCCCAAATGGCACAGAGCCGTTTCCTTTGTTTGGCAGCAATGACATGCCGCCAATGGATGATTTAGTTATTGATTGGGAAAATGCTACAGACGCAGAGCTTTCACAAATATATCAGGATTATAATCTGTCCGAAGTTCGGGCTTTTGACGAAGACCGAATGGAAGTCATAAAAGACGAGAAACTGTTTGCAGATTTAAAACTACCAGATGCTGTGAGAGCCAAAGCTATAGACGCTTTAAGTAATGTAGAAGCGGCAAAAGTTCGTAAAAAAGAAGCCCAACAAGCAATTTACGACAAAGAGATGGAATTAGAAAGTCAATGGATGCAAAAGCATAACAGCTTGCCACATCAATTGAACAGAAGTGGCCCAATGATGGCTTCACAAAACCGTTGGGTAGATGACGCAATAAGGCGTAGTATTATTGATGCAGTAAACGATGAAAACATAGATTTTTTAGCTTTTCCTAAGGATGAGCAAGCCATTGGTAAGGTTGGCGGTACAGACTACCCCAAAGATGGCACAATAGACTTTTACAATCGTGATGTTCAAAATAGATTGCGCAACATTGTTCGGAAGATAGACAAGGACGCGCGTATTCAAGAGATTGGCTTGGAAAGTCCGATGCGCCGTGAGGGTGAGTTCCCTGCGTATGGTTTGCGAATTACACCAGATTTTCGCCGCCGTGTGATAGAGCAAGGACTACCCACATTTGCAGCACTAGGCGCAGTACCGCTAATGGGTGTAATTGATTACCTCAAAGAACAGAAAGAAAAACGCAATGAACGCTTTGGCGGTCTAATGGGTTACGGAGGCTTGTAATGGCTATAACAACATACTCAGAGCTAAAAACATCTATAGCTAACTGGCTAAACAGGGATGATCTAACAGCGGTTATTCCTGATTTCATTAGCTTGGCAGAGGCTGACATGGATCGCAAGATACGCCACTGGCGCATGGAAAAGCGATCAACAGCGGTGTTAAATTCACGATATACAGAGCTACCAGAAGGTTTCTTAGAAGCAGTGCGGTTTCATTTAGACGCAGATGAGCGCCCGATAGAGCTTCTTACACCGTTGGCATTGCAGCAGCGTAGGCGGGGAAATGCTGACGCAGGCGGCAAACCTCAATTTTACTCCATTATATCAAGCCAAATAGAAACTTGGCCTACAGCCGATGGTGAATATACTGGGGAGCTTTATTACTACTCCAGAACATCGCCTTTGCAATCAGATGATGATACAAACTGGATTTTGAGGTACTTCCCAGATGCTTACTTGTATGGTTCGCTTGTGCATACTGCTCCATACTTAGTGGACGATCAGCGCACAGGAACATGGGCAGCATTGTATCAAAGCGCAATTGATGGTATAAATGCGAACAACGAGAAAGCTAAATTCGGCGGTTCTGGTCTTAGGCTGCAAGTAAATACCTACTAGGAGAAAACAATGGCATCCATCTCAGATTACGTTTTAGATGCGGCACTTTCAAAGCTGGACTTGGAAGCTAACCGTCTAGACATCACCTCTCAGGAAGTGACAACGTATAACGAAGCAATCAGCACTTTCACGCTGGGAAACACAACATCGGTGTCGTTTGCTGCGCCAGTAAATGGTGATGTTTCTGGTCGCAAAACAACGTGCGCAGCGGTTACAGACGGTAGTGTTACAGGCAACGGTACGGCAACGCATTATGCGGTCACGGACACCACGAACAGCCGATTGCTTTGCACAGGATCATTATCCACAAGCCAAAGTGTTGTATCTGGCAACACGTTCACAATTTCAGCATTTGATGTAGAAATTCCTGATCCAGCATAAGGTGTAGCATGGTCAAGTTAGCCAATCGCGTAAAAGTTGCCACAGGCACACTAGGTAGCGGCACAATCACGCTAGGTGCGGCAGAAGATGGTTTTCAGTCTTTTGCGGATGGTGGCATCGCTGACGGTGACTTTGTGCGTTACACGATAGAAGATGGAACCGCTTGGGAAATTGGCAGTGGTCAATATTCCTCAACAGGCCCAACACTCACACGCGATTACATTGAAAGCAGCGGAGGTGCATTGCTTTCTCTAAGTGGTGAAGCGGTTGTGTTTATTTCAGCGGGTACTGAGGAAGTATACGGATATGTCACAACAACGGTGCAATCAGACCGCACTTTGGACAGTGGTATTGAGTACGATGTTGGAAGCGGCTTCACGGTGAACAATGGCGTTACGCTAACGATACCAACAGACGCGCAGCTAACGATCAATGCCTACACAGAGAAAAGGCCGTTTTAGGAGAACAACATGGCTCTAAGGATTAATTCAACAAACGGTTCAGTAACCATCAGCGCAGTGGATGGGGTAGGCAACCAAGACATCACTATTCCACGCTCTAACCTAGTCGGTGAGGATCACAGTGGAGAGTTGATTGTTGATAGCTATAACGAGCGTTTCAACCTTGTTACCTCTAGCTCCAACGCGATTACGATTGATTGTGAGACAGGCAATCATTTTGCGCATGTATTAACAGAAAACACTACAGCAACATTTGCTAATCCACCCGCAAGTGGCGTTGCTTACACAATGTCCATTGAGATCATACAGGATGCAGGTGCAAGTACGTTTACATGGGGCTGGCCTGCCAGTGTAGATTGGAACGCGGCAACAGCACCATCCTTATCAACGGCGGCAAATGCCAAGGATATTTTTGTACTGATTACACGCGATGGCGGCACAACGTGGTATGGTTTTGTAGCTGGTCAAGGAATGGGCTAAATGGGTAAGAAGCTAACTTCTGCGACTTTAAAAGCTACAGATGGGCCAGATAACGTCATTACTGGCGAACATGAGAAAACTATCTATAATTCGTCCACATTAGGTGCAGCTTATGATAGTCGTTTTGGAGAGGCGGGGTATGGTAGGCAGTATGAAGTAAGTTCAAATTATATTGTTTACGGTCTGCCAAATGCCACCACTTCAAGAAGTGCGGAAGGACTGTCTATTGATGAAATTTCAGGTAAAGGTTGTGTCAAAATTTATAACGGGCGCAGTGGTAATATAACTAATGCTAATCCCCCAGAGTTAATAACAACAATCTATCCACCAGAAAGCGCTGCCAATCCGTTTGATAATGGTAATTTTGGTTATGCAGTTGCTATCAGCCCAGATCAAACAAAAATAGCTATTTCTGCTTATGTATATGATGATGCTCTGGGAAGTAATAGTGGGCGTGTATATTTGTATTCTACGGGGCCAAACCCCGAAGATTGGCAATTGCTACACACTTATACAAACCCTAATTACTATAACACAGGAACGGATGATTATTTTGGCTTTTCGGTTGCTTTAACAGATACACATTTAGGCGTTGGTGCGACAGGCGAAGATACTCCTAGCTACACCATGGTCGGCGCAGTGTATGTTTTTCATACAACAAGTTCAAATCAATACGGGCTAACTTTTCAAAAACAAAACGATGGCAACTTAGTAGAAAACAGTGACCGATTTGGTTATAGTATTGCGATGTATGGCGATCTGATCGGGGTGGGTGCGCCTTATGAGGATATTTCATCAACAGTAGATGAATATGGTAGAGTATACATTTATAATCATGTGACGAATACACAAGTTTTAAACGCCCAACCTTATGCCGTTTATAATAGTAGTTACCGTACTTATGCAGGGTTTAATGTTCGCGCAAACAGCAATTATTTTTATTTCAGTGCGCATTCTGATAACTACAACAATGGTCGGATTTACTCTTATTATCATAATGGCAATAGTGCATTAACTATCAATGGTGTTGGTGGTAATTTCGGTTATAGTTTTGATGTTGATTATGATCATTTATTTGTCGGCTCTTATACCTATGATAGAGTGACTTGTTATGACGCAAGTTCAGGAGGCAATCAGGGTACTTTATATAATCCGAATGTGGATACTCAAAGTAGTAGCGATAATTTTGGCACGATAGTAAGGTGCAATAATTCAAGTGGAAATTCATTTTGCACACAAGTGCATATCTCGGCACGATATGAAGATAGTAAGGACAGTGCTGGAGGACTAACGGGCTACAATTCAGGCACTATCTACATCTTTGATGACGGTAATGGATTTCCATCAAATATGACTAGAATGTATGATTGGCGCGCGCCCGCAGACGATTTGCATTTTAGCAGGCGTTATGATGAATATTTTGGTCAAGCAATGGCCACCAGTTCTACAAAGTTAGTCGTAGGTTCACCTTTAGAGGATTATACTGGGACTACACGGTACGTAAACAGTGGTGGTGCATATGTTTACAGCATAGAAACAGGGAATTTGTTAGCTAGTTTAACGAACCCAAACATTTATGGCACACAAAGTTCAGATTATTTCGGAGCAGCGGTAGCAATTAGTGATGATTACATTGCCGTAAGTGCTCACCTAGAAGATGTTGGCGGTGTGACAAATAGTGGTGTCGTGTATGTTTACGATGCATCAACGTATCAATTACTCCATCAAATTTACAATCCAAATAATTATAACACGGGAGTTAGCGATTACTTTGGTGGGGCTGGCAGTTGGGATAATTCTAAAGATAGTATGGCAATATCAGGGGATTATTTAATCGTGGGTGCGCCTTATGAAGATAGTGCTAACAGCAGTACAGGCGCGGCCTATGTATTTAGTCTGCAAACGGGACAACTGATCAGATCACATACACATTCAACAAACGCAAACGCATATTTTGGTATTAGTGTTTGTGCAAATGACACATATTATTATATCGCTTCAAAAAATGGCGACGAGTATTATTCTTCTAATTATGGTGGTGTGACTTGCTACGACTTAGCAACAGGAACAGAGCAGTGGGTAGCAGGCCAAAACCTCCGAAAGTAGTGATGAGTTTGGTTTTAGTATTGCTTGCACTAATGAAAATTTAGTTGTGGGACATCGCTATTCGGATTTTGCAGGTACCAACCAAGGTAAAATTTGGGTTTGGGACGCAGAAACGGGTGTTGCGAGGTTCAATCTAAATAATCCAGAGAATGTGGGATATTCTAGCAGTAGCGATTACTTTGGGTGGGCTGTAGACGTAAGCGATCAACACATATTTGTCGGTGCGCCCTATACGGACGTTACATACTCCCATTGATGGATATACTTATAACAGAAGCGATGTAGGTGTAGTGTATCAATATGATTTGAACGGCACTCTAATCAGAACTTATGACTTGCGCAGTTATCCTTCAATTATTGGACACGCAGGTCAATCTGCACGTTTTGGTGCTTGCATTAGATCGTTTACGGGTGGGTTTTTCTGTTCTGCGCCGTATCGTGGGGTAAATTACAACAGCAGCGGTCAAGGCTTAGTATTTAAGTTCACTTAGGAGAAGAAAATGAGACAATACTTAAAATACGAAAATGGAGAGGTAACATATCCATATTCGCGCAGCCAATTGCAGAGGGACAACCCTACAGTTAGCTTTCCGAATGTTATGACAGAAGATATTTTGGCAACCTACAATGTTTATCCTTACACTGTAGCTTCAATGCCTGTTTACGATATGGCAACACAGGTATGTCAGCAGCAAACGCCAGTTTTACAGTCTGATGGTACATGGGTGCTGAATTGGACTGTCGTAGAAAAAACAGCAGAGCAAATAGCCGAATGGAATGCGAATAAAAACCATGAGGTGAGAGGCAGACGCAACTCACTACTTTCAAACAGCGATTGGACACAAGTTGCGGACAGCCCCTTATCTACAGAGGCAAAAGCGCAATGGGCAACATATCGTCAATCTTTGCGTGATATTTCCTCACACGCGAATTTCCCAAATCTTGCAGACACTGATTGGCCTACAGAACCGTCATAAGGAAACAAAATGCCTATAAAAATTGAAACAGCTAACGGTTCCATAGTTTTATCAGGCATTGATGGTTCTGGTGAGGCTTCTGTTACCGTGCCACGCTCAAATGTGGTTGGTGAAACGCATACAGGTAACGTGGCTATTACAGGAACCGTAAAAGGTACTTACAACCAGATTTACAACACAATGAGTGGCGCGACAGTCACAATGGATTGTAGTTCTGGCAATGTGTTTGCATTGACCACATCGGCGGCAACAAGTGTTGCGTTTAACAACGAGCCAACTTCTGGTGTAGCGTATGAATGCAAGCTGATATTAACATCAGGCGGCACACATGCTATAACATACCCAGCAAGTGTTCAGTGGCCTAGCGGCACACAACCAACTGACCCCGCATCAGGTCAAACAGACATACTTTCTTTTATGACTGTAGACGGTGGGACAACTTGGTATGGGAGACTTTTAGGCGACAACATGTCGTAGGTGATTAGATGTTAGGTTTCTTTCCATTAGCCAAAAAGCCGCTGTCAACAACATCGGTAGCAACGGCCACCAACGTCAAATCCTTCTCAGCGCAACAAATCACGCTTGGAACGCCAACTGTTGATCCTATCACAGTTGTTCAGACGCAAAACCTAACAGTTTTAGATATTGTTACGCAGCCACCAGTGGTTGCCGATCTTATTACTACGGTAACAAGTAATCTTGGCCTTAGAGGATATAACATCAACGCCAGTGGTAGATGACCTACCAGTGACGTTTGTAGACGTTCTCAGCGCAGATGAAATTACGGCGGGTGTTCCTGTTGTAGATACAGTTTCCGAAACAATTATTTCTAACTTTGTTGCTGACGAAATTACAATCGCTGCGCCTACTGTTGACACGATCTCTGTTGATATACAGAACTTCAGAGCGTTACCGTCAGATATTACGGCGGGCATCCCTACAGTAGATGCGCCAATATTTGTTCAAATACACAATTTTGCGGCTACAGATGTATTCGCTGGAACGCCAACAAACGTTGCAAGGTTCACATGGGATTTCCAAGAAATAGAAGCAGAGACATGGACGGATGTTTCTGATATAACTGATACATGGACGCTAGTTCGCAAGGTAGCGTAAGGAGACTTAGATGGCGATAACGATCACAAAGCCAACCGTTGGCGGTTCTGAGGATAGTTGGGGGACAACCATCAATACCGCGTTAGACGACTATTGTTTTAGAGATAAACAGCAATGCTGACGGTACAAACACAGTCACACCTAATCTGGGATCGGGCTGGGAAGTTGGCGGCGTAGCAGTTACGTCAACTGCGGCAGAGCTAAACATCCTTGATGGTGTTACAGCAACAGCAGCAGAACTAAATATTTTAGACGGTGACACAGTCGCAATATCTACAACAGTTGTTGATGCTGACCGCGTTGTTTTTAATGACGCAGGCACAATGAAACAGGTCGCCATGAGCGATTTAAAAACATACATCAACGCCTCTGCGGGGTCTGGGTCGGTAACAAGCGTTGCTATGACCGTTCCTACTGGCTTGTCAATCAGCGGATCGCCAATCACAACAAGCGGCACTTTGGCTGTCACACTAGCTAGTGGGTATACAATTCCACAGACATCGCAAATTCCATCAACTTCCGATATAAGCAACTGGAACACAGCGTATAGTTGGGGCAACCACGCTGCGGCGGGATACGCGACAGGCACTATTCCAACAAACAACAATCAGCTAGCCAACGGTGCGGGGTACCTTACAAGTGTGCCAAACACACAGGGTGCCGTGGGTGCATACTCTTTTGGTCGCCCAGCAAACAGAAACACTAGTTATGCCGCAGGGGCCACAAATAGTGCTTTCCACAGCGTTCAAATGAAAGGGCCATCTGGTGTCCCTCGATATACCTCAACTGGCTTCGAAAATGCTAACTCAACCCTTCAGTCTGGAACTTGGAGAAGTATGAGTGGTGCCATTAGTGATGGCGGTGCGGGTTACTGTGGTATTTGGGTAAGGATTTCATAAAATGGCATCAACAGTAGAAATAACAGAATTTCGTAACGCGCGTTCTATGAACGCTGAGAACACAATTATAGACGTAGAGATCAACCATCCAGAATACGGGTGGATACCTTACTTACTAACAGACTTTGATACTGACAATACGATAGACAATGACAGCCTCATGTCTCTTATTGGCACTAATTTCACACCATATGTTGCACCGTCACAAGAAGAACTAGATGCAACGACAGCATCTCAAGTGCGCTATGAGAGAAACGAACGCTTAGTATCGGAAGTAGACCCGATTGTAACCAATCCACTACGTTGGGCAGACTTAACAGCAGAGAAACAAAATGAGTGGACGCAGTATCGCACTGACTTGCTCAACGTACCGCAGCAAGCAGGCTTTCCAAACACCATCAACTGGCCCACTAAACCAGAGTAACGCGCATGGCTCTCATACCGCTTAAAATCCCCGCAGGCTTCTACCGCACAGGTACGGAGCTAGACGCTTCTGGTCGCTGGCGTGATGGCTCACTTGTTCGCTGGCGTGACGGATTCGCTTCGTCCTATCGGCGGCTGGCGTGTGAATGAAAACTATTGCCAGAATTACAACAAACGCGCCACGTTCTATGCATACTTGGGAAAGCAACAACGGCACACGCTACGTTGCAGCGGGATCGTACAATGAACTATTCGCAGTTGTTTCTGGTGGCACAGCATACGACATAAAGCCGACAAACCTAACAGTGGGAGCAGAGGATGCTGCGGTCAACATTGGCTACGGATATGGGTTTTATGGACGCGGCACTTACGGCACCCCGCGTCCAGACACTGGAAACCTAGTTGAAGCAACCACATGGTCATTGGACAACTGGGGTGAATACCTTGTCGCGTGTTCTACAGTTGACGGTAAGCTGTACGAGTGGGACTTGCAAACAGTTGCAACAGAGCAAATTACTGATGGTGACTTTTCTGACGCTATTTTTGGCAGTTATAACTTTGTCAATTGGACGAACACAAACAACGCATTTATTGTAAATTTTGGTGGGTTTCTATCTGGCGGCACAGCACAAAATCCTAGTGACGATCAGATAGCAAGCACCACTGGTGTTGTGGGGTCGTTGTCGCAAACGATAACTACCGTTGCAGGCGCAACATACACAATTGAATTTAACCAAGTATCAGTTACTGCGCCAGTAGATGCTACGCTTACGGTCACTGGAAGCGCCACACTGTTAAGTGAAACCATTACAGATTTTGACGCTGGCGGGTTAGGTACAGTTGTTACATATGAATTTACTGCCGATAGTTCATCAGCGGTGGTTTCTTTTAATGCGACAAGTACAAGCTCTAGTTTTGATATTAGCCTTGTTTCGGTTGTGCAGACTTCCTTCCCAGCGCAGCAAATTTCAAATGCACCAATAGATAACCTTGGCCTGATTGTAACAGAAGAGCGCTTCTTGTTCGCGCTTGGCGCGGGCGGCAATCCTCGCAAGGTGCAGTGGAGTGATCGCGAGGACAACACCACATGGACACCAGCATCCACAAACGAGGCTGGCGATATTGAGTTGCAAAGCTCTGGCGAGATACAGACAGCGATCCGCACACGCGGTCAGACGCTAATCCTAACAACGACATCGGCACATACGGCGCGATACATCGGCCCGCCCTACGTTTACTCTTTTGAGCGTGTTGGAACGTCATGCGGTCTGATTGCCAGAAGCGCTGTGGCAGATGTTGACGCAGGCACATTCTGGATGGGTCAGCGGGGCTTCTTTGGCTTCAACGGTAATACAGTGTCAGAAATACCGTGTGAGGTTCACGATTATGTGTTTGGCGACATTAACACCTCTCAGGTCAGTAAGACATGGGCATTGGCAAACGGTCAGTTTGGCGAAATCTGGTGGTTCTATTGTTCTTCAGGCTCTAACGAGATTGATCGCTATGTGGCGTATGACTACAAGGAAGGCCACTGGCTAATCGGTGATCTATCCCGCACATGTGGCGTTGAGCGCAACGTGTTTACCTATCCTATGCTGTCAGATGCAAGCGCGGTCATCTATGACCATGAGCGCGGCTTGGCGCACAGCGGTGGATCAGTCTGTATTCGCAGAAAGCGGCCCGATCAGCATTGGCAACGGCGATAACATCATGCAAGTCACAGACTCTGATCCCTGATGAAAAAACGCAGGGCGATGTAGATGTGACATTTAAGAGCAGCTACTATCCAAACGACACAGAATACACGCATGGGCCTTACACACCGTCTAGCCCGACATGCCGTGCGCTTCTCAGGTCGCCAGATCAGAATGCGCGTAGAGGGTCGATACACCTTACGCAGCGTGGCGTGTTGGCACAATGCGGGTAGATGCAAAAGCGGGTGGGCGTAGGTAATGGCAGCACCCGTCCTACCCCCGATTGGCGACAACATTAAGGCTTGGGGCAATAACCTTACCGCATATCTGCGCAGGCAGCTTCCGCGCTTGTACTTCAAAACAGTCAGACGACAACCCATCAGAGAATGGCGTTATCTTGTGGGATGAGAAGCAGGGTATCCCGTTGTATCCAAGAACGGCGCGTTTGTGCAGATCGTCTTGGAAGATGGTCACGCTAACTTTATCCGCTCATCGCAGCTAACGTAGCCGAGCGGCATCGATCACGCTATTGCGATTTTGTTTGACGATGCCACAAGCAGCCAAGGCATTAGCTAGAGGACGCGATCCAATCCAACGGATCGTCTTTGAGCAGGCTGGCGAATACTATCTGATGTTCTCAGCGCAGATTAGCTCAACGTCATCTAGCACGGTCAACTTTCTACTTCTGGCGCAGCAATCAACGGTACAGACGTCCTAACACAACCATGAAGAACAGCTTGCACCAGAACGGCGCAACGCTAGTTGTTTCACGCTCTGCAAAGTTTGATGTAATCGCGGGTGATTACTTGCAAGCTATGTCGGCGGTGGATAGCACCAAGCGGTTATTGGCAATGCTTTTACGCACAGGATTTGCGCCAGACACGCCTGCGGCAACGCTTGCAATTACAAGGGTGCATGGATGAAGCACTGGAAACTAAGCCCAGACCTAGAAAGATGTAAGCCTTGGATTGAGGCAGCTTGGTTCATTGCAATGGAACGCATCGAATGGGAAGACATTGTTCAGGCATTGCGTCTAGCAAGATGCAACTGTGGGCAGCGCCAAGGGGGTGCATAGTTACGGAAATTGTGGTATATCCTAGAAAGAAGGTTATAAACATTTTCCTTGCTGGTGGTGAATTGGATCAGATAATGGACATGGAGCATGACATAGCGCAGTGGGCGAAATCGCACGGTTGCACTGGTGGAATGATGACAGGTCGGTTAGGATGGAAAAAACCATTAACGGAAAACGGTTGGAAATTGCAGCATGTGCATTTCCACAAGGAGATTGAAAATGGCTAAAGGTGGCACAAGTTCAACACAAGCTACGTTGCCAAGTTGGTTGGAAACAGGCTTACAACAAGGCGTAGGAATGGGGACAGATTTAACGCCCCTGATGAGTACATACATACCTGAAACTGGCCCAACAGTTGCAGCCTTGTCGCCGCAAGAACAACTTTCTCAGCAATACACAAACATGGCAGCGCAATCTTTTGGAATGCCCACGGTTGATACATCTAGCTATTTACCACCTGTGCAGAACATGGGCGGCGTTCAGGGTTACTCAGCCCAGCCAATGATTGACCAGATGATCAGCAACGTACCGCAAGGGCAGCGTGATTATATTGAGAGTTTTGGATTAACAGAAGCGGGTGAGGTAGGCTCCAGATCGCCACAGAACCAACCTGTTTCACTGGAAATGCAGCCAAGCGGCGGCGGGAAGTAGGAGACAGACATGGGCGCAGGCGCAAATCCACAAATGACAGCCAACCCGTTTGCACAGGCATCGGGGGCGCAGCAAGGCGCACTGGCAGGCACAGCGGCAGGTATGACCTACCAACCCTCACAGGTTCAGGCGACATCATATCAAGCAGCCGATCCAACACAGTTGATGGCTGGCTATCAAAACCCATACGAAAGCCAAGTGGTTCAGCAAACTCTGGCAGACATCGGGCAAGCGCAAGACATTGCTTTGAACCAGATGGGCGCACAAGCAGAAGCCGCTAACGCTTTCGGTGGATCGCGCCAAGGGGTTGCAGAAGCGCAGACACGTTTGGGTTACGGCAAGCAGGCAGCAAACACCATCGGTCAGTTACGTCAGCAGGGTTTCAACACAGCACTATCAGCGGCACAAAACCAAGCGGCAGCGCAGAACGCAGCAGCACAGTTTGGCGCTACGCAGGGGATGACAGCGCAGCAGCTTAACCAATCAGCAGGCTTGCAAGGCGCACAGCAACGTTTAGGCGCAGCATCACAGCTAGGGAACTTAGGTCGTCAGTCATTTGGCTACGGTCAGCAGATACAGCAGCAGCAAGCGCGTGAAGGTGCAATGCAGCGTCAAATCCAACAACAGTTGATTGACCAAGCGCGTGGTGGGTTCCAGAGATACACAGGTGCGCCAGCACAAGGACTAAGCACACTTCTAAGCACTCTATCAGGTGTACCGAATGTGACGGGTCAACAGCAATCGTTCCAACCAAGCCTCTTTAACTATTTGCAGCTTGGCGCATCCATGATGCCTAGATAAAGGTTTACTATGGCAAACCCTTTTCCACAGATACCCTTTCAAACGCAGTTAGATTTTCTGTGGTCTGAGCTAGAAGGGCCAGAAAAGAAAACCTTAGAGGCGTTTCAATCTGGTGGCTATGTTACGCCGCAAGATTATGCAGAAGCGTTTGAGAAGCTATTTGAGCGCTCTAAGGGGTCTGCTTTAGATAAACGTAAGCAGTATGCTTTTGAAGTGTTTAAGGGGATGGAAGACCCCCTTAACCCGCAAGGGTTATCGCAGAACGCTGCAATTGCTTATAATTACTTACTGAATAAGGGTCTAAATGCACCGCAAGCATCGGGTATTGTAGGGGAACCTAATGGCTGAAAGTTTTGGGTCACTTGATCCAGCAGCATACAACCCAAAAGGCGGTGGTCAGGGTGCGTTGGGCATTGCGCAATGGCGTGGCCCTAGATTGGAAAGTCTGCTAAAATTTGCGGGAATGAACGGAGAAAAACCAATGGTACAATCAACATTCGGATCGGGCGTACCGACTGCTGGCACGATCTTTCCCCAGCAAAAACAAAAGCAGGGCTTGCAAGGGTTACTACAGCGCTTCATGCAGACTAACGAGACAACTGGCCTTACGGGTGCAGAGAACTTTGCACAAGCACTAGATGCACTTATTTTACCGCAAGCGCGGATGGGTGAGCAGATCAGAGCGCGTGGAGCGCAGAGATTGCAAACACAGTCTCGTAACAAAACCATA